CGACAGCCGTCAAGATCGTCGAGCTTGACGATGACGGTGGCGAAACGCCGTCCGGCATCGCAACCCGCCTTGTCGATGATCGCGCCATGCGCGCGCCGGTTCTGGCACCCCTGCAGCGCCAGACCGAGAAAGAGAAGAAGGAGGAGCTCCTCCGGACAGCTCTCAATGCGGATCATCCGCCGACCCAGCTTCGCACCTATGCCGATCTGGAGAAGGTCGCCTCCGCCTCGGGCATTCGCGGCCTTCGCGAGATCGCCGATCTCTGGGGCGTGCGTAGCCGCTCGATTCCGGCCCTGATCGAGATGATCCTGAAGGCGCAGGAGGAGTTCACCTCCCGGCGCAATCAGAAGCAGCTCGCGGCAGCCCTTGGCGAAGGGGAGGGTGATCCGGCCCAGACCGAGAACGAACCCGAAGGCGAACCCGAAGGCGAACCCGAAGGTGAAGAGCCGGCTGAGAAATCGGTGGAGGAGGCGGCCGCGACCGGCGACCTCTCGGCCGCGATCAGCCAGGCCCCCGAAGAGACTGCCCAGCCGGAAGGCGAGCAGGTTCCCGAAACCGTCCAGGAGGCCGCTCCGGTCACCCCGGCGGAGTAAGCCATGAAGCTCTATCCCGAAGGCTATGCCGTTGAAGTTGTGGTGAATTTCACCGATCTGAACGGCGATCCGATTGTTCCGACCAACCTCTCTGCCGCCCTTTACGACGGAGATGATCAACTCGTCGTGGACTTTGGGGATCTACCCTTCGATGTGGAGACGGGCAGCAAGGCGATCGTCGTCGCCGGTGAGTTCAATATGCTCACCGGCGATGAGACGCGCGCGGCGCGCATTCTCCGGGTGGTTCTTACGACCGCCTCCGGCGATGTGACCAGGGCGCATTCCTATCTGCTTGAGGGCGAGTTTCGGCTCGCTCTCATGCAGAACTCCTTCATGACATATGAGGCGGCCGAAATTCTCGCCCTCGACCGGGCCAATCTCAACGGATGGCGGGTCGCCGACGAGCAGAAGCGCTATGCGGCGCTGATCGAGGCCTTCAACCGGCTCACCCATCTTCCCATGCGGTTTACCGACACGCTCGACCAGGATCATATCGTCGAGGAAGATCACATCATTCTCCGCCAGGACTGGTCGGAAATCTCCGCCGAGGAGTTCCTGATCTTCCCGGATCATTTTCGCAAGGCTCTCCGGAACGCTCAGCTTACCGAAGCGAACGAGCTGCTTCAGGGCGACACGCTCGCGCGCAAACACCGCGCCGGCATCGTGACCGAGACGATCGGCGAAAGCTCTGTCACGCTGCGGAAAGGGCAGATCGACTATGGGGTATCCAACCAGACCCTGTCTCATCTGACCGGCTACATCTATTTCAACATGCGGATCGCACGCGCATGAGGGCCGGTTTCCTCACGGAAAAGGCCGACAGCGCGGCCGGCCGCTACAGGATCTTCCAGTATGCTCTGGAGGCCCTGTTCGCGCGCGCCGTCATTCATCCGGAATTCGGCTCCCCAGCCTTTGCCCGCAAGGTCGATCTGAGCGCGAAAGGCGAGGCCGCCATCTATCTTTCCCACGAGACGCGGATCATCGAGCGCGAACTTCTCGCCGTCGCAATAGAAGCTCGCAGGTCGCTTTCTGCTCGTTCGAGCATGAGTGACGAAGAAAACTTCGCGGACGCTGCCCTGACGCATCTGAGCGCTTCCGGGCAGTATCTTTACGACGAGTTGAGCGCGCAGACGCTTCGCGATTGCTCGCTGCTTCGCAGGGAGATGCAGACGCTCGATCTGGAGGTTGGGGCCAGGGCGCGCACGGCCGGCATTCCCTATCGGGACGCGCTTTTCGCCTATCATATTCAGCGTCCGGTCAATATCGAATTCCAGTTCAAGGACCGCGCCGGCCGTCTTCGCGCCGCGGATGGCTATGTAGCCACCGCCTGGCGCGCTACCGCCTTGTCGGTCTTCAACGAAACCGTTCTCCAGGAGCTTTCGGAGCGGGGCGCCGCGCGCGCCGCGATTGTGGCCAAGGAGGGAAATACCGAAACCGTCGTCGATCTCGTCTCGGTCGACGGCTCTCCAGGCGCGATGAGCTATGGCGAGGCCCTGGAAACCTATTTTCACCCGAATAGCGACCGCTACCTGACCGCGGAGCCGATCGATGTTTGAGCCGAATCTCGTGGGCACGCTGAAACGTGTCACCGGACGCGATGTTCACTCCCGGCCGCAGTATTCGACGCCGGCGGATTGCCCGTTCGCGCCGGTGAACCTCCATATCGGCGCCCAGAAGACATCGGTTCGGGCGGACAGCTCGGCGTCCCGCGGCGCCGCGGATGAAATTGCCGCAATGCGGGCGAAGATCCTCGTTCCGAAATATGTCGAGATCCGGATCGGCGACAATTTCAGCTATTCCGCCATTTCCTACCGGATCGAGGCGGTTCATCCCCGCTACTCCGTCATCGGCGAGCTCGACCATTTCGAGTGCGATATGGAGGTGCTGCCGTGAAGGCCGGGGTCCGCGTGGTCGGCGTAGGCTCGGCGATCGTGCAGCTCCGCAATATCGGTGAAAAGGTCGCCGAGGGCGCGCGCAAGCGCATGCACCGTTCGGCTGAAATCATCGTCGAGCAGGCCAAGATCAACGTGCCGGAAGATGACGAGCTGCTGAAGAATTCGATCCGGATCGAAAAGTCATATGGCGTTCGCCGGCGGCTTCAGATCGACATCGTGGCGGGCGGGCAGGTGGTCATGAATCCGGACGGCCGCATGGTCAATATCGACGATTACGCCGCCCTGGTTCACGAGGATTACGAGGGCTCGGTCGCGAACGTGAAGGGGCCGGGCGAGAAGACGAAAAAGAAGATGGCCGCTCATCCGGGCCGCGTCGGATCCAAGTTCCTGGAGCGCGCCGCGGCGGACGAGGAAAAGAACCTCGCCAAGCAGATGATCGGCGTGGTGGCAGCTATCGTCGGGAGCAACAAATGATTTTCGACATCCTGGAACAAAAGATCGTCGATGCAGGGCTTGGCGTTCGCGGACAGAGCCTGTTCCGGAACTTCATGCCGGCCGATTGCAAGGTGGGCGTTCTGATCCGGCCGCCGCTGCAGGGCGTGCCTATCGATCCGTTCATCGAAGGCTGGCACAAATCGCCCATTCAGGCGATCGTCCGGCACTTCGATCCTGTCGACGGTCTCACATTGGCCAACAATGTGTCGAAGACCCTCTTTGTCGAGAAGCCCGAATTCTACGAGGCCTCGGAAGAGCGGGGCAGGGCTCAGATCTCGCAGTTCTATCCGACCGCGCTGCCGATCCAGTTTCCTCTGCTTGAGGGGAACGGAATCGAATGGTCGGTCAATTTCTTCGCCGCCTTCGCCTTTGAGCCGAACTGGCGCCCTTGAGGCGCAGATTAGTATTGCCAGGCTGGCTGCTGTGGTTTAGAGTAAGTAAGTGCTTCCTTCTTTCCGGTGGCTTTTCAAGGAGTTTACACACCGATGCCTTCGTCTACGGACAATGTAAAACTCGGCGTCTGCAATGTTCTCTTCGATGGCGTGAACCTTGGTTACACCAAGGGCGGTGTCGAGGTGGAAGTCGCGACTTCGACCTATGAAGTGACGGTCGACCAGTTCGGCGAGACCCCGATTGGCGAGCTCATTACGGGCCGCACGGTCACGGTCACGGTGCCGCTGGCTGAGACCACCCTCGAAAATCTCGTTGCGATCATGCCTGGCGCCGAGCTGATCTCGGATGGCGTCAAGGCCACGGGCTCCGTGACCTTCGTTACGGCCGCGCCGGTGAACAACGACAAGATCGGCCTGCCGGACGGCACCGAATTCACCTTCAAGACCGTTCCCAGTGGCCCCTTCGAGATCGCGATCCCGGCCACGATCAATGCGGCCGCGACCGCGCTCGCCGCGGCGATCAACGATGCGGACATCCCCTATACCGCCGTAGCGAATCTGGCGGTGGTCAACATCACGGCCCAGACGATGGGCGTGGCCGGCAACGGCACGATCACCAAGACCTTCGTCACGACCGCCAACCTGACCGTTGTGAACCTCTCCGGCGGCCTCGATCCGACGGCGGCCAAGGTCAATGTGAAGTCCGGCGTCAACGTCAATCTCCTGTCCGTGGCCAAGGAACTCGTTCTGCGTCCCCGCGGCACGACTGGTGCGGACGACTTCACGGTCTATCGCGCGGCCTGCCCCGGCGGCCTGAACTTCACCTACCAGACCGACACCGAGCGCGTTTTCTCGGCGGTCTTCAAGGGCTACGTGCTCGAAGACGACAGCCTCTTCGCTGTTGGCGACGTGTCGGCGACCGCCTCCTAAGCGCCGGCCGAGCCGAAGCCAGTGTTTCAGCCGGCGCTCTTTGTGGGCGCCGGCTGTTTTGTTGAAACCAAGCGGAAGTAATCGCTTCCTTTCGTCCCCTCAACCGAGTTTTTCATGACCAAAATCATCTCCCTCGACTCCTTCATTAAGGAGCCCGTGCTCGTCCTCGAAGTCGAAGGCGTCAAGCACGCGATGGTTCCGACCACGGTCGAAACCTTCCTCGAAAATATGAAAGACATCGAGGCTCTCTCGATCAACGCCACTCCGGTCCAGGAGCTCGAGATCACGGTTCGCATCATCCTGCGCGCCTTCCCGACGCTGACCGAGAAGCAGGTGAAGTCCTGGTCGCTGGAGCAGATCCAGGGCATCGCCGAAGTGGCCCGCTCGGTCTCCGGTGAGGTTGTCTCCACGGAGGAGGATAAGGAGCCAAAAAAGGCAAAGCGCTCGAAGGCGAAATCAGCCTCCTAGATTTCGGCTTCCTGTTCGCGAAGGTGCTGCGGGAATACAGGTTCTCCTGGAACGAACTCCTGCAGACGCCGATCAAACGGTTCTGGTTCCTCTTGAACCAGATCGACCGGCTAAGGGCGGAGCAGGGGCTCGAACAGCTCCAGATTATCGCCTCCGCCGGAAGCGTCGAAGCCTACAAGGCGACGACGGACCAGTTGCGCAAGGAGATCGGGCAGATCTACGTCGTTCAGCCGAAAAGCCCGTCTCACATCGTTGTGGATCCCGATGAAGGCTTGGATCCCGAGTTTGACCGGGCGGCGTTGAGGCGTCTCAAAGCCAAGATTGCGTCCGGTCGCTGACGTAACCGCTTACTTATTCGTGGCCGATGACTGCTATTCGCGTTGAACTTCAACTTGCCGACGGGTCTTTCAGGTCCGGCATGCTGCATGCCGGCCAGAGCCTGAAGCAGTTTGAAAAGCAGATCATCGGCAACGACAAGCAGCTCAAGGCGCTCTCGGCCAGCGGCCAGAGCGT